GGTACTCCACAAACAAATCTTGCAGAAATGGATGTAGAAAATAAATTTGTTTTTATAGGATTTACAGCAAAAGGTATCATGCCACAATTAGCTACACCCGCAGGTTTGTTAGAGCCACATAAAATACAAACAGCTTTAGCAGAATCTATATTGATACAAGATAGTCCTTACATACCTGACTATGCTTTAGCATTAGAGATATTAATTTTTTTATTTACAGTAGTATTTGTTTGGCTTGTATTAAACGTATTTGGTATAACCTACGGGTTAGTATTCTTTGCTGTTGTGTTTGCTTCTACTGCTTATTATGGCGTAACTACGATACAAAAAGGTGTACTAATAGATGTTACTTGGGCATTAATATCACAGTTTATTACTGCAAGTGTTGCCTTTTATGTAAGATTTAGAGAGCAATATAAACTTAGACAACAAATTAAAAAACAATTTGAACATTACTTAGACCCAAGACAAGTAAAAAAATTACAAAAGAATCCAGATTTATTAAAGTTAGGTGGAGAAAAACGATATGCTACTTTTTTATTTACTGATGTAAGAGGATTTACTTCCATGTCAGAGAATCTAGAGCCTGAACAAGTAACTTATATTATGAATAAAGCATTAACTGTACAGCAAAGTGCAGTGCAAAAACATGGTGGTATGGTAGATAAATATATAGGTGATGCAATGATGGCAATATTTAATGCACCTTTAGACCTACCAGCACATGAAAATAAAGCTATAGATTGTGCTGTGGATATGCAGCGTGATATGGAAAGTTTAAACGATGAGTTAGTGGATCGGGGTATACCGGGTGTTGCTATAGGTATTGGAATAAATACAGGCTACGCAGTTATTGGGAATATGGGTAGCGAACAAAGGTTTGACTATACAGCGATAGGTGATGCTGTAAATGTAGGTGCTAGATTAGAAAGTGGCACAAAAGATGCTGGTGTTGATATACTTATAGGGTATAACACTGCTATTAAGAGTGATTACATATTAAAAAAACTAGAACCTTTAGAAGTAAAAGGTAAGGAGAAACCGCTAGATGTTTACACACTTTAGAAATTCGCTTCGCCCGCAGCTGCCGCTGAATTATGATGTTTAAAATTAGTGTCGGACTCGCAATCGCTTTGGTTGTGTCTGGTATATGGATATGGAGTTTAAACGGCACGATAAGCCAGCTTCAGGCAAACCAGATAGTTTTAGAAACTGAAGTCACCAGACAGAACGAACAAATAAAAAAGAACTTGGAACAACAAGCACAGACTTATGCGCAGATAGACAGTCTTACTAAGAAGAATCAGGAGTCCATGCGTGAAGTAAACGCACTCAAGCAGACATTCGCTAAGCATGACTTGGATAATCTTGCCCTAGCAAAACCTAAGATGATTGAAACTAGAGTCAATAGAGCGAGCAAGAGGGTGTTCGATGATCTAGTTAGCATAACTAACTCATCACAATTTGATAAGACAGATGAAGAAACTAGCAATACTGATTAGCTTTTGCCTGTTGGCAAGCGGATGTTCGTTAATGAGACAGGCAGTAAAGCCTATAGAAGTGGTTAACATAGAGGAAAGACCGCCCATGTTTCACCCACCATTGCCTATGGAAATGCAGATGGTAGAGTTTGATTGGGAGGTTCTAACACCTGAGATCATGCAAGAGTACCTCACCCTTGTCGAAGAAGGTAAAGCACCTAGACAGGCTTATTATGCGCTTACAACGAAGGATTATGAGAACATCAGCAACAACATGGCTGAGATAAAGAGATACACAAGGGATATCCTTGCCATCGTAGAATACTACAGAGACTTAGACGAGTAGGTTAAGCCTCACGATACATCAGTTTTTTAAAAGTCTCAGGGTCTGTAATCGAAATTGATGCGTTAGTTATGTAGCCTAAAGTATGAGTACCAAGAATCTTATTATTGTAAGCTTCTTCTTTTTTCTTGTTTTCTAGTTCTTCTTTTTCTTGATGTGCGAGATATGCATACTCTTCATCAGGTGCTAATACAGGACTCATAAATATATCTCCGGCACTTGTTACCGCAGTTGTAATAGGTGCGTAAGACCCCCTCATAAGAGGTACGTTGTTGTTACTCAAAGTCATACGTTCTTTTTGCCTTCTGCAATTAGCACATTCATCTTTCTTTAGATGTTGCCTTTTTTTTATCATGCCTAGTTCAAAGATATGTCTTTGATTAGTTTCTTTATCTTTGCCTTTGCTGTTGAACAAAGGCTGATATCTATCTATCAATACCGCCTCCCAATACTTACGTCTGTGTTCTGCACATGGCAATATTCTTATCGTATCAAATCTTTTTTTTGTATCTTTTACGTGTGTGCCTAGACGACTGTAAGGATTCTTACTTTCACCAACGTAAACTACAACCCCTTCAAGTATCAGGATATAAACGGCAGACTCAATTACGTTTAAACATTGCCTCCTAATAGTTACTTTATTCTCCATATTCTGAAACCATTAGGCGATTTTTCTACCTTTCTTACTGTTACTGACCAACCTAAACGCATCATTGCATGTCTGTATCTTTCTGAATCTTTCTTATTGGCTACCCATATAGAGTCACCTACTTCCATATTCTGTATGTCCTGTCTAGTTTGTGACCTTGCTCTTTGTATTGGTATATCTTTATCTATCTTCATTTATCTTCCAACTGCTTGCATAAATTCGTTTATATGCTCAGTTAATTTTGTTTGTCCTTCTTTGTTTTCTTTTAAATCTTTACGACTCAAAACACCACAGACATTTCTAATTACCTCAGATGCATATGTCTCATCGTTTTCTTCTGACTCGTCCACAGAATACAACTGTAGCCATCGTTCAGAGTTTAAACGTACCCAGCTTATGTAGCTGGGGTCACGACATATTAAGCATGCTCGTTTAAATGCACGTTCTCCTATGGTTACTTCTTCCGGTATCACAGGATAATCAGATTCATCTTCCATCCTGACAATACCCAACATATATCTAGCACCTATCTGACTAACAGATAATTCTTGCGTTAATAACTTAGGCACATCATCAGGGTGTATAAGGAACGATACTACTGTACCCTCTCTAGTCTGCCTGTATGCATGTTTCTTCGCCTCAACACCTTGTAAGGCTTTCTCAAGTACATCTTTACTTACTGTCATACTGCATCCTCCTTGTTGTACTCAGTACAAGGTATCAAGTCCAATCCATAATGCTCGTAGTTATTTTCGTGAGGAAGCCAATTCTCTTCTCCCATTTCGATTATGTGGTCTAGTGACCAAGCACCTATTACATCATCTAAGACTTCATATTGTTCTTTTGTAATTGGTTTCCAATCATAGATAGAAACAATTCTCATGCCTCCCCACCAATCATTAGATTCGTCTTGTTCAATGTAATGCCATTGCCAACCAAGAAAACTTTCCTCCCAAAAGTTTTTGTTGTTTCTCATATCTTCATGGGTCATTTTGGTTTCAACAGGAACACAATCATAATATTCATGTTCTCCGTCACGACAAGAATCTTTTATTAAAAAGTAATTCATACTACACTCCTATATGTAAATGATTTCAAAACGTATCTCTTGGACTGTATCAAGCCAAAAGAACACCACGTAAACAAACAAAGATGCTATTGCTAAAGCTATAGTAGCCTTGATAAATGTTCTCCATTTATCTTTAACTAGGTCTATGGCTCTATCCATATAGTTAAATACTCTGTCTCTTTTTCTAATCTGTTTTTTTGGTCTACCCATTATTTTTTCTCTGCTCTAATCACATAAGTTTTCATAACCATAATCCTATCTCCAATTCATTAATGTTATGTAACACATCATCAGGCAAGAAATAAGCGTGTCTGTTTGTGCCTTGTGGGTCACTCCAATACTGCTTATCCTTGCCATCAGCACCCATAATCCACCCCTTAATATAAAAATCAGGGGGGTCTGCATACACAAGAACGTAAGGTCTGTCGTCCTTATCATCGTCATGTAGTATCAATCGTTTCTTACTATGGTCTACTGTTCTCACTTGTAACTTCTGTACATCATCAGCCTGATAATCACCAAGCGAGCCACTCCACCACAAGCCACCCCACTTAGCCACACAAGCCTCACCCATAGTTCCATATATATTTATCGCCCATGCAGTCATGTCTTTTTC